ATACATAAAGTCTTAAAGGTCTTAAAGCTCCAAGTAAAGATAATCTATTATGATAATAATTAATATGGTCTATCAATAACTTAAGGGTCTTTAAGACTCATTGAGAGTCATTAAGTGTAATTTAATGCTTGACTCAATGTTCCACCTAAAGGATACTGAGGTCGCTCCACCACAAACCACTAACCGAAAGGGCCTCACCATGATGAACAAACGTTACAACCTTAACGCTCGTGTATTAGGTAACACCGCACAGGCTTATGCTGACCGCCTGAAGACTGATAAGAAGTATACCATTGCTCAGACCTTGAATACTTGGAACATGATTGTTGAGCGTGAAGGCAAGTCTGGCACCTATAGCTTTCCAACAACCGGCTATACTCGTAAGGCTCAACTGATTGCTGACCTTGAGAGCTGTGCTGCTCAGTTGCGTGAGCTGGCAGAGTGTAATGATACAGTGTATGACGTTGAGCAGGCTCACAAGGAGGCCCTGATGGCTAACATGCCTATTGATGAGCAGACCCGCTCAAGGCTGACCCGTGAAGAGGCTCCTGTGGTTGCCACTGCTCCAGTACACAATAAGACTCACTTTGTGGACATCACTGTAGGCTCCTCACGAGTCAAGGTTAAGGCTGACTTTCAGATGAAGCTCTATCCTCGTGATATGTCCAAGAGCCGCCTTGAGGAGTCTGTGAGCTGTCTCAATGAGTTCATTAAGAACGAGTTCAAGTTCACTGTGGTAGCTGTAGTCACAACTATGGGTGATACGCATGGTGACCTGAAAGCAATCGTCACTGTTAAATAACTATTGACACCTGATGAGCCTTGAGGCATCCTTGAGGCTCACCAACTGGAGAGAACGAAATGACCACATTAAAACGTATTGGTAAAGGCGCATTCACCACTGCTTATCTTAACGAGGCAACTCAGCGTGTTACACTGCATTCCTGTGACCCTTACAAAGAGGCTATGGCGTGGGGCTGGTTCCCTGAGTCAACTCTGTTCCCTGCTGTGGAGTACGTTGAGCTGGGTGTGTATGAGATGGACTACATGCCAGCCACAAGAGGCCTGAAGTCTGCCCTGAAGCCTGACCAGTGGGACCTCTATCAGTCTCTGAGAGCTGCTGCGAATGAATGGCGCGCTAACATGGCCCGTAACAATTGGCGTCACAGTGACTCATTTAGTCTGCTACATACTGCTCTTAGTGAGTCAGCGGCCTTTGGGCTATTCCCTGAGGCTGTCCAGACCATCAAGGAAGCTGTGGACGCGTGTGCTAACTTTGGGTCTGATGTGGGCTTTGAGATATCACCTCGTAATGTTCGTGCAAACAGTGCTGGACAATTAGTTCTGATGGATGTATTCTTCAGCCTCAACAAACTTATTGAGGTAAGGAAATGAAACAGGTCACCATGCGCATCACTCTTAAAGACTCTTGCGGTACAGTCTGCACACCTAATGGCTTCGCTCTCAAGGCTCGCTGTGAGCGCCTGAAGCGTGAGCTTAAAGCTAACCAATCGTCATCCCTTTACTCTGTAGGAGGTTTTAACCATGCGTAAACTTATTGCTGCGGCGCTTCTGGTTCTCTCTCTGTCTGCCTGCACCTCTCATGTGGTGGTACATGTGGACCGGTCACACAACGGCGACACTGTGACCACTGTAGAAGTCACAAAGACATTCTTAAAGTAGTTGACAGGCTCTTAAACAGTGGGCTACATTGATGGCTCACTCATTAAGATTCTCTCATCACCAACCTAAGGCAACCATCATGAACGTATCTGAACTTGCAGTAACTCTGGCCCAACTGGTCTTTAAGTATGTCTCTATCAATAACGATGAGTATTGCTCAGCAGCTCCCGGCTTCGATAAATTCAAGGAGGCCGCAGAGGCTCAAGGCTTTAAATTCTTAGGTGCTGGTTACTTCAGTGCTGCTTTCACTCACAGCTCCTGCATCTGGGCGGCCATTAAAGTTGGCTTCAAGCGTGAGGACTCAGGCGCAGCATACGCGGCCTATTGTCGTGCCAATCAAGGTAAGGCTGGTATCCCTGTAATCCGTGACATTCAGCGTCATGAAGACTGCTATACGGTAGTTATGGACCGTTACAACACTCTGCCAGATGGTTACTCATCAACTGCTCCCTCTGTAATGTTCCGGGCTGTGCGTGATGTGATTGAGCATGGTGGCAACGTTAATACAGTATTCAATATGGCTGACTTAGGGAATTGCTCAGCGACTCTTGAAGAGTGCTCACAGCGTGAGAGCTACCTCAGGAATCTCTTAGAGACCGCTAAGGAAATCAGGGCGTTCTTTAATGGCATCGCTGAGTTCGACTGCCACGATGGGAACGTGATGGTTAATGGGACCGGTGAGCTGTTCATCACTGACCCTATCAGCTTCACCAAAGGTATTAAGGGATGGGATGCTATTGATAAGGGTCTGGATGTGGATGCAATCCGCTTAGAGAATCATATTGCGATGTGTAAGAAGCGCCATGAGCGCAAGGCTAACCGTGCAGCATATCTGAAGGGAAAGCGTAAGGCTAAAGCTGAAAGGGAACGTAATTGGGCTGTACGTCGCCTAATGGCTCCTGTTCGTCGTATGGATATGAGAATCATACATAATGCGCTCACGTTCATCCCTTCACGAGTTCGCTGGGATATGAACCAAAGCTACATTAACAATAAGGCTCGCAAGGTTCGTGATGCTGACCATGAGAACATGATGAACAATCGTCCTCTGATGATAGATAAACAGCTTGACTCAATGTTCATGGGCTGATACCTTAAGAATCTCAACGGGCCGCAAGGCCCTTTACGACAACTGATAAGGCAACACGATGACTACTATCAAGACCGATAAGCACGACTTTTCGCACATCCTTAAAGCTCCCGCTGCTGCAACTCTCGAAGCTATCTATGGCCCGGAGCTTGCGGCTGCTCAGCTTCAGCTTGAACATGAAGCGTACACCTTAGGTGAAGCTCGTTTTGCTAAACAACTGGAACGTCAGGTTCAGAATGGTCAGGCTGCTGATAACGTAGCGGTCAAGCCCATCATGCAGGTCCTGCACACTCGCTACGTCGCTCGCATTGAGGAATGGATTGAAGAGACCTCAGCGAAAGATGGTAAGAAGCCTCACAGCCTTGCAGCTATCCGCTCATTGGGTGCAGAGAAGGCTGCTGCTCTGGCTCTTAAGGTTATCTTCTCGCGTATCGCTGTGACCGGTGACCAACCAGCAACAGCCTTAGCGGGTCAGATTGGGAACGCAATGGAAGATGAAGCCCGCTTTGGTCGTCTGCGTGAGCTTGAAGGTAAGTACTTTGAGAAGCACATTGAGAAGGCCTTGAACCAGCGTACCGATGAGGCTCACAAGAAGGCATTCCTTAGCGCCGTTGAGGGTCACATTAAGGACCTCTCAGCGTTCTCTGAGTGGACCAAAGAGAAGTCTATCAGTACTGGCTATAAGATGATTGAGCTGGTCATTGAAGGCTGTGAGCTGCTGGAGCGTGATGCTATCAACAAAGGGACCGCCTCAGAGGTTGTCACTGTGACCTTGAGTCCAGCCATTGTGGACCAAATCAATATTCGTGCATTCAGCCTTGCCGGTATGTCTCCAGTGCATCAGCCTTGCGTGGTGAAGCCTAAGCAGTGGACTTCAATCAAAGGTGGTGGTTATTGGGCTGATGGTCAGCGCCCTACTAACCTCGTTCGGACCGGCTCAAAGGCTGCTCTGATGCGTTACCTTGATGTGTCCATGCCTGAGGTCTACAAGGCAGTGAACACCATTCAGAACACAGCATGGAGAATCAATAAGAACGTCCTGAACGTGGTCAACGTAATTCAGGAAATGGCTGAGCCAATGGTTGAGGACTTCCCGCGTTTCGTTAAGCAGGAGCTGCCGCTGAAGCCTGAGGACATTGACACCAATGAGCACAGCCTGAAGGTCTGGAAGAAATCAGCAGCGGTCATCTACCGCCGCGAGAAGGCTCGTGTTAGTCGCCGTATGTCCTGTGAGATGGTAATCAGCCAGGCTAACAAGTTCTCATCTTATGACGCTATCTACTTCCCGTACAATATGGACTGGAGGGGCCGTGTCTATGCAATGCCACAGTTCAACCCACAGGGCGACGATATGACCAAAGGCCTCCTAACGCTGGCTAAGGGTAAACCGGTTGGCGCTCAGGGTATCTACTGGCTGATGATTCACACTGCTAACTGTGCGGGCGTGGACAAGGTAGACTTTGCGGACCGTGTGCAGTGGGTTCTTGATAACCGTGAGAACATCATCAGGTCAGCTCAGGAGCCTTTAGACTTCACATGGTGGAGCGAACAGGATTCACCATTCTGTTTCCTTGCAGCCTGCTTTGAGATGCTCGGAGCATGGACTGAAGGCGAATCTTATGTCAGCTCTCTGCCGATTGCTTTCGATGGCTCTTGCTCAGGCATTCAGCACTTCTCAGCGATGCTGCGAGATTCTGTAGGCGGCGCTGCTGTGAACCTGACAAACGCTGCTGACGGTTCAGTTGCTGATATCTACAAAATCGTAGCGGAGAAGGTTGTAGCACAGATGGAACAGGACCTCCTGAACGGCTCAGAGAACAGCGTTGAGGCAATCGTGAACAAGGATACCGGTGAAATCACTGAGCGCCTTGTGAGTGGCTCTAAGGCTCTTGCTGAAGCATGGTTTGAATACCATGTGACTCGTAAAGTGACCAAGCGTTCCGTTATGACCCTCGCCTATGGAAGCCGCGAGTTCGGATTTCGTGACCAACTTTTAGAGGACATTATTCGCCCTGCACTGGACGCCGGTAAGACCATGTTCACAGACCCTATGGGAGCTGCGGCCTATATGGCTAAGCTGATTTGGGATGCTGTGACTGTGACTGTAGTTAAAGCTGTTGAGGCTATGAATTGGCTCAAAGCGGCCTCTAAGCTCCTCGCTCAGGAAATCAAGGACAAGAAGACAGGCACTGTGGTCAAGCCTCGTATGGCTACAAGCTGGGTGACTACCGATGGGTTCCCGGTCTGGCAGGAATACCGCAAGCCGGACCAGAAGCGCCTTAAGCTTCTCTTCTTGGGTCAGTTCCATATCCAGCCTACAATCAACGTTGGAGTGAAAGAGATTGACGCACACAAGCAAGAGTCTGGCATTGCACCTAACTTTGTCCACTCACAGGATGGAGCACATTTGCGGACCACTATCAACCACTGTAACGAAAAGTATGGCATTGAGAGCTTCGCGGTGATTCATGATAGCTTTGGGACCATCCCTGCTGATGCTGATAACCTGTTCAAGGGTGTTCGTGAGGCGATGTTCAATACTTACGAGGGTCGTAATCTGTTCGCTGAGTTCCGGGACCAGTTCATTGAGCAGCTTCACGAGTCACAGATTAAGAAGCTCCCAGAGCTGCCAGAAATGGGAACCTTGGACCTTAAAGACATCCTTGAATCTAAGTTCGCATTTGCTTAATCCTCTTGCACTTTACGCTTAGGGTCTCTTCGGAGGCCCTTTCTGTTTTCTAAAATCATCACTATTAGGAAGAGATAGTCTAACCAAAGGAGGATTCAATGAATAAACCACAGGACCTAATGAAGAGATTCATGAAGAAGGTCCAGAAGACAGCCGATTGCTGGCTATGGATGGCATCCACAAGAGGAACAAATGGCTATGGTACACTATCTATAGGGAACAAGATGGCATTGGCTCACAGAGTCTCCCATGAGCTATTTAAGGGACCCATCCCAAATGGACAGACCATCATGCATTCCTGTGATAATCCTTTATGTGTAAACCCTGAGCATTTAAGTTTAGGTAATCAGTCGTTGAACATGAGGGATATGTACAGTAAAGGCAGAGGCAATCCTGCAACCATCATTACTAATCACCTTGAGGAGATACTGACCAGCACTTTAAGCTCATATAAGTTAGGCGCTAAGCTCGGAATATCCCCAAGCTACATAAGACACTTGAAACGTAAGGAGGCTACTAATGGCCGCACCTAAGAAAGCATCAATCTCTAAAGTCATCACTATCAGCCACTGGAATGGCGGGACCATTAGCTTCCATCTGGATGACGTATATATTCAGGATGGACACGTATTCAATAAGTACACTGACCGCAACATTGCATTCATTGAGGTCAACGAGCGTGAGGAAATCCTTGAGCTTATGAAAGCCTAAATCATCACTAACAGGAAGAGCAATTCAGCTCATCTAATTTCAACTTTAAGGAATCATTATGAACACTACCAACTTTGAGAAAATCGTTAAGACTCGTAAAGACCGTGGCGAAGAGTACGCTGAGAAAGGCCGCAAGTTAAACAAGCGGGACCGCAAAGCAGCTCGTGAAGAGAAGCGTTCATTAGGTCAGGAGGAATAAGCTATGAGCTATATGCATTCAGCAGATGAACGTGAGTGTCGTGAACTTGTGCGTATTGCATCGTCATTAGGCCTGTTCATTAACGTGACTCGCAGTGAATACTTCAGATGTGAAACTGTGACCATTCTTGAGCTTAAACCTGACTCATTATATCCTCTTGTGTCGGCTAAGTTTGAATTTGATACCCAATGGAATCAGAACGTCTGGATTCGCAAACAACTTAACGATTACCAATCTTGGAAATAGGAGCTTTATATGAAGACCAATCCTTACAAAGCTGTAGACTACAAAGAGTCCGCCATTGTGAAAGCTCTGGCAGTAGCTGAAAGCCTCATTGCTGATATCAAGTATGATGGCGTCCGGTTAAATCTGTGCGTTAAAGCACTCACTGACCGTGATGATGGTGAGACTGATGTCGTTGCTGAGTATCTATCACGTGTTGGTAAGACCATTCCAGCACTTGAACATCTCAATGGATTCTCTGAGCGATGGGCTAAGTTCCTTGCAGATGATGAACAGCCGTTCTCTAATGGTCTTATGATTGATGGTGAAGTCATGGTGAAAGGTGTGGACTTCAATACGAGTTCTGGCCTGCTTCGCACTGTTCACCTCAAAGAGAAAAACTGGAAGTATGACGTTAACTGGTCAAATAGTAATTCAGCTCCTAAGGATTCTAATGGGAAGTTCATTAAGAATCTGCCATTCCAGTTAGACCCTGCACAGCTTAAGGTTGTTGTCTATGGCGTGGTTCCGATGGACGTCGTTGAGTCTGGTGAAGACTATGACGTTATGAATGTGCTGATGCAGATGCATTGTGCTGTTCAGGTGGCTCTCCTTGAGCGTCACTTCCCGGAAATCGAATGGGTTCTACCTGAGACTCATAATGTGTTCTCAATGGAAGAACTCCACGCACTTTACGCCAATGTTCGTGAGCTGGGCCATGAAGGTTTAGTGGTCAAAGACCCGTTTGGCATCTATCGTCGTGGTAAGAAGTCAGGATGGTGGAAGATGAAGCCTGAGAATGAAGCTGATGGTATCGTTCAGGGTCTCGTATGGGGCACTGAAAGCCTCGCCAATGAGGGCAAGGTGATTGGCTTTGAGGTTCTGCTGGAGAATGGCCGGGTGGTTAACGCCTGCAACATGACTCAAGGAGCCATGGAGGATATCACTGAGCGAGTATTAAAGGCTAACATGGTTCACTCATATGATTGGATGGAGCGAATTGGTACAGAAGATATCCAGTTGAACCCTTACGAGGGCCATCAGGTTCAAATCAAATACATGGAGGAGACGCCAGATGGCTCCCTTCGTCATCCAAGCTTTGTGTGCTTCCGTGGCACTGAGAGCAATCCTGAGGAGAAAATCTAAATGGACCCGTTCTGGTTCTTCGTGTTAGTCATTTGGTTAGCACTCTGGTACGTGTGATAAACTCAAGGTCTCCTCCGGGAGGCCTTTATGATTGTCATACCTTAAATCATCACTATTAGAAAGGAGGCCAACATGGTCGCTACACAGCCAACAGTTAAAATCATCTCTCTTAAAGAGGTGTTTCCGCATCTTAAGATGTTCACTGATGCAGCTTCAATCCCGCCCCAGAAGACGCCTAAAGGTTTCTTCAAGACCCTGATTGCTTTCTTCAAAACTGTCTATCGGTGGTTCCGTGGCTAAATCATTAACCTTCATTCATGGAGCTTTCAATATGAGTCCTAAGCCTATCATTATTGGTCTGCACTCAAACGTAGGGAAGTCCGGTAAGGACACTCTAACGGAGATGCTTAACGCTGAACGGTTCGCCTTCGGTGACGCTCTTAAAGAAGAGTGTGCTCGTGCTCTCACTGAGACTCAGGAAGAGTATGCAGCGGTTCTCATGGCTATGCATAATCAGCAGCTCAAGGATAAACCTGATGCCTCTCTGGCTATCAAGCGGATTCCTCATGGGTTCTGGTCGTCATACCTGTATGCACAATGGCATCCAAGCCTTGACCCAAGTGCTCCACGTAGTCCTCGTTGGCATATCCAGATGTATGGAACTATGCGCCGCAATGAGAACTCTGAGTATTGGGTGAACGTTATCCGGGACCAGATTGCAGACTTCAAATCCAGCTCCGAAGGATTCCGTAAGGAGTTCATCGTGGTCTCTGATGTTCGGATGCCTAATGAGCTGGAGATGGTTCGCCAGATGGGCGGAAAGGTCTTCACTGTCAAGCGTACTTGGTACGATAAACTTGATGATGTTCCTAAGCACAGCTCAGACACAGCTCTGGATGGCTTTGAGCTTCCAATCATCAACAATATCTTTGGCAATCCTGAGGGAATGCTGGAGCAACTTAAGGAGTATATCCGTGAACAAATCTAAGAAGTTCTACGTGACCATTCAGAGTCCTTTGGGTGGTGAATGTGAGTTCCCAATGTATGCTGAGTCGTTAGACGAAGCTACTAAACAGGCTGACTTTGAGTATGAACAAGCTGGCTTCCCTGTGTCCCGCATCCGTCCTGAGGTGGTCCATCATGAGCAAACAGCAAACTAAGGTCTACATTCGTAAGGGCCATGGTACCTATTATGTTCGCAATGGCCTTTTGCGATTCAGAGCATTTAACCCTAAGACTCATTGGATTAATGCCGCGCATACCGTAGAAGAGCTTGAGAAGAAAATTATTACTGGACTTGTAATTGGCCCAATCATCGTTAATAACTTTCAGGAGATTGAAGCATGAGAGTCCAGCATATGTCCCAAGGTAAGCCTCGTTCCCTCCCAGATGGATTCCTTCATCTGAATAACTTCTCACACGTAGCCAGCTCCGGTCTGGCAGGTGTCCTCTATGAGCGTGTGTTCACTGAGCGACAACAGGAAATCGTTGGGTGTGCTCTCTTGGAGATTGCCAATGGCAACCCTGAGTTTGTTCACTTCAAGCATAACGTGTGGCGATTCCAAAAGGAGTTCTTAAAGACTCACTTCCAGCCTGCTGTTTATGCAGCCTGCCGTCTCATCCGTAAGCGTCCTGCTGAAATGATGAGCGTGGCTATTACTCATGAGGAGCTTAATGTGCAGCGTACCGTTGTTGCATGGCCCTCATTCGATAACGATATTTAAGAAGGAGATTACTAATGGCTAAGACTTTAATTTCACCTCGTGGTGTCATCGCTCCATACGCTTACATTCAGCGTCCAGACACTAAGTTCAATGACCGTGGCATCTACAAGATGACCCTGACTTGTGATATCAATGACCCGGCTGTAGTCAAGCTGATGGATGATATCCTGAAGTGTCATCAGGAGAACTACGCGAAGATTGTTGAAGAGTTCGCAGCGAATCCACCTAAGGCCAAACCGGGCAAGAAAGTCCTGAAGCCTTACGAGGGTGATATGCCTTTCGTTGATAACGAAGATGGCACTGTGAGCTTCAACTTCAAATCTTATGCGTCCTTCAAGGACAAGAAGACCAGTGAAATGGTTGAGCGTAAGATTGTCGTGGTGGATGGTCGCGGTAAGCGCCTGCCTGTGGTCCCAGCGATTGCCGGTGGCTCTGAAGGTAAGGCTAAGTTCTCACTGGTCCCTTACAGCTTCACAGCGGTTGCTGGTGCTTCCGTTAAGCTGCAACTGGATTCACTGATGCTCCTGAAGCTCGTTGAGTTTGGTGCAGGTGGTGAAGGCGATTGGGGCGATGAAGTGGAAGAAGACGCTGAGGACTTCTCAGGTCGCCAGTTCTCTAATCGTCCAGCTCCTACTGATGAGCCGGGTGATGACTCAGATGATTCAGATGATACTGACTCTGATGAAGAAGAGGATGGCGATTTCTAAGTGACACCAATGGCTGGCCTTCGGGCTGGCCTTTTATTAAGGAGGTGTCATCATGGCAACTAAAAGAGGATGTGCTACTGGTCGCTATCGGAGTGGCCTTGAAGATAAGATTGCGAGTCAGCTCGAACAGGCTGGCATTAAGTATAGCTATGAGGATTGGAAGATTCCGTATGTAATCCCGGCGTCTAACCATACCTACAAGCCAGACTTCATCTTACCAAATGGAATCATTGTGGAAGCTAAAGGCATCTTTGATACTGAAGACCGCACTAAGCATCTGTTGATTCGTGAGCAGTTCCCAGAGCTTGATATCAGGTTCATCTTCAGCTCAGTAAACACCAAGATTTACTCAGGGTCCAAGACCACAGTAGCTGCATGGTGTGACAAGAATAACTTTCTGTTTGCCGCTAAGCTGATTCCCTCAGTGTGGCTCAAAGAGAAGGGCTGTAAGATTCCATCAGGCATTCTATTACCCGTTAAGAAATCAAAGTGAGGTCCTAATGAAAATCGTTAATGTTACTCCTAAGGCTCCAGCCATCTCTGTCTTCATGCTCAATTCTGGTGAAGTGTATCGTCTGGTTAATGGCTCTACGGATATCCTTATGGTTACCGAAAGTTTTGAATCAACTCTGGGAGCTAATGGTATGCCGCGGGCACCTCGCCTTGTACGCTCATCTGTCTCTCTGACTACTGGTAAGATTGTACCTTGGAAAGGTCACGAGCGTGAGCATTGTGTTGTACTCAAAGCTACTCTGGAGGTCTCAGAATAAAGGAGGTTTATATGTCATCTGCTGTTCAATTCAAAACCCGTAAGGAGACCAACTTCATTGTGATTCATTGTGCTGCTACTCGTCCCTCTATGGATGTTGGTGTGCGTGAGATTCGCCAGTGGCATAAGCAACGTGGCTTCTTTGACATTGGGTATCACTTTGTGATTCGCCGTAATGGTGTCATAGAGGAAGGCCGTAAGCAGGACCAAGTGGGCGCTCATGTGGCTGGATATAACTCAGAGTCTGTGGGTGTGTGTCTGGTAGGTGGAGTCCCTGAGAATAACGTGAATGGCTTTGAGGCCAACTTTACGGATGCTCAGATGGTCAGCTTAAAGGCTCTCGTTGGGAAGCTTCAGGCTGACTACAAGACCGCTAAGGTTGTTGGTCATCATCATTTGGATTCAGGCAAGGCCTGTCCAAGTTTCGCAGTAGACCTGTGGATGAATACAGGAGCTGTTAAGACTGCCCCTAAAGGCTAAAGTCATCACTATCAGAGGAGGCCAACCGGTCTCCTTTCATCTCAGAGGAGTATAAATTATGAACGAACTAATCCGCGAGAGAATCCTCGTAGCTCTTGAGGTTCAAGCGATGCTCAAGCGTCATACTGAAATCAAGCCGGTGATTGCTGGCGGATTTGCTCGTGACGTCTATTACAATCGGGTCCCTAAGGACTGTGATATCATCTTTCCTAACACTGTCAGCTACCAGGCACTGTCAGGGTTCTTTGCGAGTCTGGGTATCAGCTCACACACTATCCTTATGTATCGTGCAGGTGAGGAGATTGACCGCATTAAGACTGTCAATAAGATGACCTACAAGGGCGTTGACTTTGATATCATCGTGTATGACATTGAGCCAGACGAAGAGGTCACTGATTACTTTGACTTCAACTTTAGTCAGTTCATTCTGACCGGTCATACTGCTGTCTTCAAAGGTGACCCATTAACTTGGGACCACGACTGTGGAGGCATCAAGACTCTTAAGCGTGTTCGTGAGGATTCCTCAATGAAGCGTTGTGAGTATGTCTTCAATAAGTGGATGGAGTATCGTAAGGCTCACAATGAGGCACAGCGTGAGGCTGACCTATGAGCCACGAACATGAGGAAAGCATTCTGCTCTTTAAGGGACCTTGTGAGAATTGTGGTAGCTCAGATGCCAATGCTCACTACTCAGATGGACATACCTTCTGCTTTGTTTGTGAGAACCCTGTGTACCCTCCTAAGGATGAGGTCCCAGAGTTTGTCACACAGAACTATAAAGCACGAGGAGGTAAAACAATGAGTAGCAACTTGTTAACGTTTGGTGAAGCTGAGGGTCAGTATGTGGACCTTACAGCTCGTGGTATCCAGAAGGATATCTGCCAGAAGTTTGGCTATTGGATTGGCAAGGTGAACGGTAAGCCTCATCAGATTGCAAACTATTATGATGATACAGGCCAGCTCGTAGGTCAGAAGCTACGTGACCGTGACAAGGAGTTCACTGTACGTGGTCAGGTGAAAGGCCAGAGCCTCTTTGGTAAACATCTATGGAATGGAGGCCGGAAGATTGTAGTCACTGAGGGTGAGATTGATGCGCTCTCTGTGGCACAACTTCAAGGCGGTAAGTATCCTGTGGTCTCGTTACCTCAGGGCGCTAAGTCTGCCAAGAAGTGTCTCTCAGCCAACTACGAATATTTTGACCAGTTTGAGGAAATCATTCTGATGTTTGATATGGATGAGCCGGGACGTGCTGCTATTGAAGAGTGTGCTCCTGTTCTTCCATCAGGCAAGGTTAAGGTAGCCGTATTGCCCCTCAAGGACGCCAATGAGTGTCTCATGAGTGGTAAAGGTAAGGATGTATTGGACCAAGTGTTCAACGCCTCTCCGTGGATTCCAGACGGCGTAGTAAGTGCAACCTCTATGAAGGACCGGGTTCGTGAGTTCGCCGGTAAGATGGAGGCCGCTGGTCTGCTGTTTGATGGACAGCCAGAACTCAATAGGAAAACCATGGGTGCCCGTTCAGGTGAACTCATTATGGTGACCTCAGGTTCCGGTATGGGTAAATCAACCTATGTCCGCCAGCAGATTATCAAGTGGAAGCGTGAAGGTAAGCGAGTAGGCGTAGCGATGCTTGAGGAGGCCGTTGAGGAAACAATGTTGGACCTGATTGGTCTGGATAACAATGTGCGCCTCCGTCAGTCTCCTGAGATTCTCAACGCGATTCTTGAGGATGGTCGGTATGACTCATGGTTCGACAAGATGTTTGAGCCATCGACTAACCTGATTCATCTTTATGATTCCTTTGCTGAGTCCAAGGAAGAGCAGCTCTTCGCTAAGCTGGCCTATATGGCTGATGGTCTTGATTGTGACGTTCTGATTCTTGACCACATTTCTATCGTTGTGTCAGGCATGGAGGATAACTCCGATGAGCGTAAGACCATTGACCGCATTATGACTCGCCTGAAGAAGCTTGCGAAAACCAAAGGAATCATCATGGTGGTCATCTGTCACCTGAAGAATCCAGACAAAGGGAAATCACATGAAGAGGGACGCCCTGTATCTATCACTGACCTTCGTGGGTCTGGTGCTCTGCGTCAGCTTTCTGATACCATCATTGCCCTTGAGCGAAACCAACAAGGTGATAACCCAAATCTTGTTAACATACGTCTTCTCAAATGTCGCTTTACTGGTGAGACCGGTATGAGTGGCTCGATGGAGTACAATAAGTTAACCGGCTGGTTGGAACCTTCAGATGGTGAAGTTAATAATGACCCAACTGTGTGGGCTGAAGATGAGCTTGAGCCTGATTCTGAATTTTAATAAGGAGAAACATTATGATTAAGTTCTTAGAGAAACTGGTAGTTGCGCTGTATCGTCGTGAAGAAGCTAAAGCTGCTCGTCGTGCTGAGAAGGCACAGGACTATGCTCGCAAGCTGGCTGAACGTGCTCGTGAGTTCGCTGAGCATTCCAATCAGATTACCACTGAAGCTGTGGCCCATAAGCGCCTTGAGATTTTGCATGGCGTGAAGGCTGAGAAGATTGAAGAGTTCTTTGGTAAGTTCTAAGTGATAAACTCAAGGTTCCTACGGGAGCCTTTATGATTGTCATTTACTAACAACAGGAGGAATCATGAAGGTTCTTGATATTGAAACGAATGGCCTCTTGAGTAAGGGTCCCGATATGGAGTTCCATTGTGCGTGGTGGAAAGACCCTCACTCTGGAGCTAAGCGTGGTTACCGTCCTCATGAGTTTGAGGATTTCATTAAGTTCGTTGAGCGTCTCTCAGATGCTGAGGAGATTCAGGTATGGCACAATGGTATCAACTTCGACATTCCGGCGCTGGATATCCTCTGCCAGAAATACTTAGGGCGTCCGTTGAAGCTGAAGCGTTACACTCTTGTGGATACTTTGGTTCTCAGTCGGTTACTCCACAGCAATCTGAAGGACACAGATGCAGGTCTCCTGAAGTCAGGACGCCTACCGGGTTCAAGCTACGGGAGTCACTCGCTTGAGTCTTGGGGCTATCGCTTAGGCGAGATGAAGGGTGAGTATAAGGCTTCCTTCAAGAGGACCATGGAGGCTCAGGGCGAGGCTTACGTTCCCGGCATGGAGTGGACTCACTTCAACGAGGATATGTTTGACTATAACGAACAGGACGTTGAGGTAGGCTCAGCGGTTATCCTTAAGTTCCTTGGGAATGACTTTTACTTTCCCACTAAGAAGGAACCTCAGGGTGAAACCGAAGCAGCTCGCTTCTGGGATGCTGGTCTTCCATGTGTGACCTTAGAGCATAAAGCTCAATGGGTCCTCCAGAAGATGGTACGTGATGGTCTCCCAATGAACATCAAGAAGGCTGAGGAGCTTTACACCACTCTATGTGCTGCTCGTTCTGAGATTCTTCAGGAGCTGGTTCAGTTCTTTGGCAGTTGGTATCAGCCTAAGGGTGGCACAGAGATGTTCTGTCACCCTAAGACCGGTAAGCCTTTACCTCGTTATGCACGAGTGAAGACCGCTGGTAATGGTGATATCTTCAAGAAGCCTAAGAACAAAGCTCAACGTGAAGGAACAGAGCCTTGTGAACTTGACACTCGCTTGTACGTTAAGGGATGCCAGTACACTCCTATTGAGCACGTTACGTTCAACCCTGCGAGCCGTGACCACATTGCGAAGAAGCTTAAGGAAATCGGCTGGGAGCCTGTGGAGTTCACCGATGGTGGAGCGCCTAAGGTTGACGATGAGACACTTGAGGGTGTTCATTTCGATGACCCTATTGCAGAGAAGTCTGTAAGGCTCATTCAGCGTTACCTGATGCTTCAGAAGCGTATCGGTCAGGTGGCTGAGGGTGACAACGGATGGTTGCGCATGGTGGGTCCTGATGGCCGTATGCACGGTAACATCAACCCTAATGGGGCTGGTACTGGTCGTGCGACTCATAGCTATCCTAACATGGCTCAGGTTCCTGCTGGACGTGCTCCGTTTGGTAAGGAGTGTCGTGAAATCTTTGGGGCCGAATGGAATCCTGAAGGCTCATGGGTACACGTTGGGTGTGATGCGAGTGGCTTAGAGCTTCGCTGCTTAGCTCACTTTATGGCTAAATATGATGGAGGTGAATATGGAGAAATTATCCTTAATGGAGATATCCATTGGCGCAACTGCGTTGGTGCTGGTCTTCATGCTGATGTTCCTCGTGATAAACATAACGAAGCTCATGAAGCTGCTCGTGATAATGCGAAGACATTTATCTACGGCTTTCTCTATGGTGCTGGAGCTGCCAAGCTTGGTCAAATCATCCGTGGCGGTAAGAAAGAAGGCAAAGCTCTCTTGGATAAATTCATGGCGGCTGTCCCTGCTATTGCTCAGCTTAGAGAAGGCCTCAAGGCAACACTCATCAAGTCAGAGCAATGGACGCAATCAGGATTAAAGACTGTATGGAAACGCAAGTGGGTCCGTGGCATTGATGGTCGTATGATTCACGTACGCTCTGCTCACTCAGCTCTGAACTTCTTGCTTCAAGGTGCTGGCGCTATCCTGTGTAAACATTGGGTGGTCCTTGTGTCTGAGATGATGGAAGCTCGTGGCTATAAGTGTGGTTGGGATGGTGACTACGTTCTGATGGGATGGATTCACGATGAGCAGCAATTTGCAGCTCGTAACCATGAGATTGCTGAGGACCTCGTTAAGGTCTGTCAGGAAGCTATGCGTGAAGTAGGTCGAATCTATGAGTGGCGTATGCCGCTTGATACTGAAGGCAAGATTGGGAGAAACTGGTATGAGTGTCACTAAGCCTATCGTTAGGGTGCTTCGGCATCCTAATGGATACTTTCAGGTCCAATACCGGACCAAGTTATTCTTCTTTAACCTATGGCATAATCATCAACTTTATGAGAACTATGATGAAGCCTTTAAGGAAGCTAAACGTATTCGCAAACAGCGCACCATGGAGACTGTGGTTGTAGCTGAACTATATGAGGAGGTTTATCATGGCCCTAACGATTAAGCAAAAAGTAAGCTTCGATGTGAAGTTTGTAGTTGACTCAGAGACCGAGAAGACCTTTGAGAGTAATATCCTTGAGGCCATCCGTGGGTTCCATGCAGGTACTCGTGAGCTGGAAGGGCTGGAGCGCTATGTGGTTACAGTGTTTCTGAAGGAAGGCCTTGAGGCTGCTATTACAGCTATCATTGCTGGTCTCTATAAGGGAACCATTAAGGAAGCGTTCTTAGAGGACCTTGACGTATCCTCACTGAGTCCTGTGGTGGTTCGCAATGTCTGATTACTTAATCTTTCTGAAGAACATTAAGAGCTGCCCTAAGACCTTTAGCAGTGACTACGCTCGTCGTGAAGCTGCCTTTGTGGCCGAAGCTGCATCTCGTCGTCACATCACGGCTCTGTCTCAGGATGGAACCAATCAGGGTGCATGGGAGATTACAGCCTCTGGTGCTCTGTTCCTTGAAATGAATGGAGGTTAACTATGAGTATCTGGGAGTTAGACGCCTTGTGGGAATTACTCCACGAGATGGACGTAGCCAACAACAGGAGAAAGGAGGTGCGCATTGAGCATTAAGACGTTAGCAGAGTTTGAAGCTATGGGCCTGAAGGGTAAAGGCTTATTGGTTATGGATGGTGACTGGATTGTGTTTCAAGCCATGAGCGCCTCTGAGTTCGATGAGAGCTGGGATGAGGAAATCTGGCATCGCTGCTGTGACCACGCCAAGGCTCGTATGCTGGTTGACCAAACGGTCCACGGCTATCAGTCCCGTAAGAAAGCATGGGCTGGTGCTCCGGTTGTCTTAGCGTTCACCTCAGATACCAACTGGCGTAAGGAGGTCCTTGAGACCTATAAGAGCAACCGTAAGAAGACCAAGAAGCCTGTAGGCTACCATGAGTTTCTTGAGGCTCTCTTTGACCGTCCTGAGTACATCTGCGTCCGTGAGCCTAACCTTGAGGGTGATGACGTGATGGGAATCATTGGGTCTAACCCTGAGCCATTCGGATTCAAGAAGGCTGTATTGGTCTCCTGTGATAAGGACTTTAAGACAATCCCTAACTGTGACTTCTTCTGGTGTACCAATGGTAAGCTGCTGGAACAGAATGAGCAGTCAGCTAACTACCACTGGATGTATCAGACCCTGATTGGCGATATCACAGATGGTTACTCAGGGATTCCCGGTATGGGTAAGGGAACAGCCTCAGAGTTCCTTGATGCGCCCTATAAGCTCGTTGAGGTAGAGAAGGTGCTGGCTTCAGGTAAACGTAAGGGTGAGGTCATCAAACAGTGGAGCACGGTTCCTATGGAGCCTGAGGACACCATGTGGGATGCCATTGTGACTCTTGCAGCTAAAGCTGGTATGAGTCGTGAGGACGTTCAGGTTCAGGCCCAAGTGGCTCGCATCCTGCGTCATGAAGACTACAACTGGATTGACCGTGAGATTTACTTACCGACGATTTAATAGTTGACAGTTCAGAGGTTCTTAGGAGCCTCTTATAGTGTTTTCTAAAATCATCACTATTAGGGAGATTGCTAAAGTCATCACTCCCTTGAGTCAAACATTAAGACTTTAAGCTCTAACTAAGGAGTAATAATCTATGATTAAAGACTATTCATTAATGATGGAGAATCCTGAAGATGTTCCTGTGTTATCACAGAGTCAAAAAGAGCAACTTCAGGCTCGCTTTAGTCCTACCTTTCAGATGCTGCTGGGAACTCAGGAATACTTAAAGAATAAAGGTCATGGACCAGAGTTCATCTTAGGGTTCCTCAATGGTCTCCAAACAGCGTCTGAAATGCTGGATACATTCGAGACTATCCATTCTCAGAAACAGGAGGAAGACTAAATGTGCTGGTCACCAAAGGTAAAGACACCTAAGGTCTCCATGCCTCAGACCGCTCCTACTGCTGCTCCTGTCTCAGAAACCCCGGCGTCTATCCAGTTTGGAGATGACGATGATAAGGGTACTGAAATCTCTAAGACCGGAGTAAGCTCAGTTAAGGTGGACCTTGAGGCAGAGAATAAGAATAACACAGAAGGCTCTACGAACTTCGGTGCTCTTATCCCTACCGGGTCAAAGGCTACAGGTGGTAGTTTTATGTCAGGGACCCTTAAGAAGTCCGTGGCGAGTGCAATTCGTAAATAGAGGAGGGACCTATGGGACTCTTTAAGAAAATCAAGAAGGCTGTCAAGAAGACAATCTCTAACCCTGTTAAGGTGGTTAAGCAGGTTGCCAGTGGTGATATTAAAGGTGCCGTTAAGACCGCAGCTATGGCTCCAGTGGATGACGTAAAGGGTTCACTTGATATTGCCAAAGCAGCCGGTAATGAGATTGGTAATGGTCTGTCAGCCTTGAAGAATGCTGTTATGCCAAGTGCTCCAGAGATTAAGAATGGTGCAGAGCCGGGTACAGTTGCGGCATCTGATGTTCAGACTCCTGAAGAGGATAAGGGCGACGTTGAGACAGGCGATGAGTCAGGCTCTGAGCAGCGTAAGAACAAGGCTACAGGTAAGAAGTCACTCACAGTGGCCCGTACCTCTGGTGGTGGTATTAATGTCTAAGTGTATCGAATGGCAAGGCGCTAAGTCTTCTGCTGGCTATGGTCAGCTTAAGGTGAACGGGAAGGTCCATTATTTGCATCGCCTTGCTTATGAGAAAGCAAACGGACCTATCCCTGAGGGTCTTGTTGTTCGGCATACCTGTGATAATCCAGCTTGTCATAATCCTGAGCATCTCATCATTGGGACTCAGAAGGATAACATGCAGGATTGCTCAGAACGTGGTCGTGTCAATAAGACGATTAAGGCACGAGGAGAAGCTCAAGGCTTATCCAAATTAACAGAGGAGACCGTGAGATTAATCATGGAGTCGCCGTTAAGTGGTTCTGCTCTGGCTAAAGAGCTGGGAGTTCACCGCTGTACCGTTAACCGTGTCCGTGCTGGTTCAACATGGAGGGCTAACTAATGGCAGAAGCAAGAACCGGCTTTGCAGAAGCAGGAGCAAAGGCCGCGTATGATAGACTTAAGAATGACCGTAATACCTATGAGACTCGTGCTCAGGACTGTGCTAAGTATACCATCCCGTCCCTGTTCCCTAAGGACTCCGATGATGGCTCAACGAACTATACGACTCCGTGGCAGTCTGTAGGCGCTCGTGGTCTGAATAACCTTGCGTCTAAGTTGATGCTGGCTCTGTTCCCTCAACAGACGTGGATGAAGCTAACAATCTCAGAGTTCCAAGCCAAGCAGATGGTAACAGATGCTGAAGCTCTCGCTAAGATTGATGAAGGTCTGAGTATGGTCGAACGTATCATCATGAACTACATCGACTCCAATAGCTACCGTGTGACCCTCTTTGAGGCTCTCAAACAGCTCTGTGTGGCTGGTAACTGTCTTCTGTATGTTCCTCAGCCTGAAGGCAACTATACGCCCCTGAAGCTCTACAAGCTCGCCTCTTATGTGTGTGAGCGTGATGCCTATGGTTCTGTCTTGCAGATTATCACTCTCGACAAGATGGCCTATGCAGCTCTCCCTGAAGACGTTCGCAACTCCCTTGATGGAGACCATACGCCTGAAGAGGAGATTGAGCTTTATACCCAAATCTATCTTGACGATGAATCAGGGAACTTCCTGAAGTACGAAGAGATTGATGGTGTAGAGATTGAAGGTACAGACGCTGAGTATCCTGTTGATGCCTTACCGTATATCCCGGTCCGTATGGTTCGTCAGGATGGTGAAGCCTATGGACGCTCTTACGTTGAGGAGTATATTGGTGACCTTAAGTCCCTTGAGAACCTTCAAGAGGCAATCGTGAAGATGGCTATGATTACCGCTAAGGTAGTCGGTCTGGTCAATCCAAATGGTATCACTCAGGTTCGACGTCTCAACAAGGCTCAGACAGGTGATTGGGTAGCTGGCCGAAGAGAGGATATTGATTTCCTCCAACTGGAGAAGACCGGTGATTTCACTGTGGCTAACAATGTGGCTCAGCAGATTGAGGCCCGCTTAGGCTTTGCTTTCATGCTTAACTCAGCGGTCCAGCGTACTGGTGAGCGTGTGACTGCCGAAGAGATTCGTTATGTTGCCTCAGAGCTTGAGGACACCTTAGGTGGTGTTTACTCAATCCTGACTCAGGAGCTTCAGTTGCAGCTTGTAAGGGTTCTCCTTAAGCAGCTTCAGGTTACCAAGAAGATTCCTCAGCTTCCTAAAGAGGCCATTGAGCCAACTGTGTCTACAGGCCTTGCAGCCTTGGGCCGTGGTCAGGACCTCCAGAAGCTGACTCAGTGTATCCAAGCATGGAGTGCGCTGGCCCCTATGGCTCAGGACCCTGATATCAACATTGCTGTCCTTAAGCTTCGCATTGCGAACGCTCTGGGTGTTGATACCTCTGGCTTGATTCTCACGGATGAACAGAGAGCTGCCCTTCAGAGTCGTCAAGGTGCTCAGACGTTCACGGAGAATGCTGCTGCTTCCGCTGGTGCTGGAGCTGGTGCTCAAGCCACTGCAAGCCCTGAAGCGATGCAAGCTGCTGCTCAGAATGTGGGGCAGGAAGTTCCGGGTTCTTAAATCATCACTATTAGGGAGAGCTAATCAGGCCTCCCTTTGTTCTCAAAAGGAGATTATGAATGACTGATATTTATGCAGAGTATGGTGTAACAGGTGCCGTAATGTCTGAACCTTCAGAAGGCTACAATGAGCAAATGATTGCTCAACCTGTGGACGTTCGTGATGGTGATGACTCTATCACTGTTGAGTCAGAAGAGTTTGAAGAGGCCTCCTCTGAAGAATTGCCAGAAGGCGAAGAGCAGGGTGAGGAACAAAGCGGGGAAGAGTCTGGCGAGGAAGCTGGTGAAGCCGCTGAGTTCGAGGCCGTAGGTGATGTACCTGAGGAGCTGGTAACTGTGACCACTCGTATTGCAGAGAGTGAATCTGCGTTTAACGATATGGTTGCCGATGCTGCTGCTCGTGGTTTGGACCAAGAGTCTTTTGCTGTCATCTCTGCTGAGTATGAAGCTGAAGGTGAATTGAGTCCGAAGAGCTATGAAGCTCTGGCTAAAGTTGGTTACTCTAAGAACTTCATTGACAGCTTTATTGCTGGTCAGGAAGCGATTGGTAGCCAGTATATGAGCGCCATTCAGGCTTATGCCGGTGGTGAAGCTAAGTTCCAAGCTATCTTTGCTCATCTGCAAGCAAGCTCTCCTGAGTCTGCTGAGGCGTTAGAGAACGCTATTGGTCAACGGGACCTTAAAGCCGTCAAGGGTATCATCAACTTGGCTGCTTCAAGTGTTCGTAAGGAGTTTGGTAAACCTGCTGAACGTACGTTATCTAAACGTGCAACTCCAGCTAAGGTTACCGCTCCTAAAGCTGCTGGCTTTGAGTCTCAGGCTGAAATGGTTAAAGCAATGAAAGACCCTAAATATGGTCGTGATGCCGCTTATACCCGTTCAGTTGAGCTGAAGGTTCTCAACGCTAAGTTCTAAAATCATCACTATTAGGGAGAGCCTCAGGTTCTCTCATTATCTTAATCAACAGAAGGAGAATTAAACATGGCAGATGCAAAAGCTGGACAGCAGATTGGTTTGAACCAAGGTAAAGGTATCTCTGACGCTGACAAACTGGCGTTATTCCTGAAGGTCTTTGGTGGTGAAGTACTGGCTGCTTTCGAGCGCCGCTCCGTAGCTGTTCCTAAGTTCATGATGCGTACCATTCAGAATGGTAAATCAGCGAGCTTCCCTGTTCTGGGTCGTACTGGTGCTGCCTATCTGGCTCCCGGTAAGAATCTGGATGACCAGCGTAAAGAGATTAAACACTCTGAAGTTGTCATTAAGATTGATGGCCTGCTGACCACTGACGTTCTGATTTATGATATCGAAGATGCTATGAATCACTATGATGTACGTGCTGAGTATTCAGCTCAGATTGGTGAAGCTCTGGCTATCGCCGCTGATGGTGCGATTCTGGCTGAGCTGGCTACCCTGTGTAACCTCGACTCTACCAAGAATGAGAACATTGCCGGTCTGGGTACTCCAACTATCATCACCACTCCCGTTAAGAAAGCTGACTTGGCTACTGCCGATGCTGCTACTCTGGGTAAAGAAATCATCAAGGCTCTGACCAAAGCTCGTGCTGGTCTGACTAAGAACTATGCGCCGTCTTCTGACCGCGTAGCCTTTGTGACTCCTGATGGTTACTCAGCGGTTCTGGCTGCTCTGATGCCTAACGAAGCTAACTATGCTGCTCTGATTGACCCTGAGACAGGTTCTATCCGCAACGTAATGGGCTTTGAGGTTATCGAAGTTCCTCACCTGACTCAGGGTGGTGCTGGTGTGGGTTCAGCCTCTGGCATTGACCATCAGATTCCTGATGCCTCTTCTGCTACCGTTAAGGTTGGCAAAGATAACGTAATCGTTCTGGGTGGTCACCGTTCAGCGGTTGGTACTCTGAAGCTGCGTGATATGGCTCTGGAACGTGCTCGTCGTCCTGAGTATCAGGCTGACCAGATTATCGGCAAGTATGCAATGGGCCACGGCGGTCTCCGTCCTGAAGCTGCATTCGCTGCTGTCGCTTCTCAGGCTTAATCGTGACACTAACCCTTGGGTTCCCTTAACGGGTTCCTGAGGGTTTTTTTTAAGGAGAAACTTATGGCTCAATCTCAAATGTCGATGGATGAAGCCAGCCTGTCTACCAGTGCTGAGCTTGATGCTATCAATGATATCCTGTCCGCTATTGGTGAACCTCCAGTGTCCTCCTTGGATGCTGAGGCGAATGCCGATGTGGCTAATGCTCGTCGAATCCTTGCGAACCAGAACCGAAGGGTTCAGTCCAAAGGGTGGACCTTTAATATCGAAACGGATACCACTCTGACTCCTGATGTGTTCTCAAAGATGATTAACTTCCTCCCAACGTACCTACGGGTCACCTCCACAAGTGGGACCACGAGCTACATTAAGCGTGGAGAGTTCGTCTATGATACGGTCCAGAAGACTGACCTCTTTGAGAGTCCTATTGCTGTCAATATAATTATGCTCCGTGACTACAATGAGATGCCTTGGTGCTTCCGTGACCTGATTGTAGCCAAGGCTGCACGTCAGTTTAACATGCGATTCTTTGGTGATGACTCTGTAGAGATGAAGCTGGCTCAAGAGGAGCAAGAGGCTCAGGTTGCCTGTATGGAATATGAGCTGGACTTCGGTAACTTTAACATGCTTGATGGTGATGCCTTCGTAGGTGGTCTGCTGTCACGATAACTTTAGGAGGGACCTTATGGGCCTTATTTCACAGTCAATTAAAAACCTTAAGTCTGGCATTAGTCAGCAGCCGGATATCCTTCGGTTCCCAGAGCAGGGAGAAGCTCAGGTCAATGGGTGGTCAAGTGAGACAAAAGGACTCATGAAGAGACCTCCAACTATCTTTGATAGAGCACTTGACGTTAGTTCATCAGTAGGAGCCAAGCCTTTGGTTCACGCTATCAATCGCGATGAGAACGAAAAGTACCATATCATCTTTACTGGTAGTGGTATTCAGGCACTGACCATGAAGGGTGAGCGTGTTCCTGTTAATATTGATGCAGGAATGCAATCTTATATCACCACTCCAAATCCACGAGATGACCTGAGGATGGTCACCGTGGCGGACTATACGTTCATCACTAACACTAACGTTGTGGTACGGTCAGCTAACGCTATCAATGACCCAGGATTTAATGAGCTTAATGATGCCTTAGTGTATGTCAAAGGTGGTCAATATGGCCGAACCTTTACGGTCATTATTAATGGTAACGTTGGTTCCTTTACGACTCCAGATGGTGTTGGTGAGGATGGTAGAGAGGTAGCAGCAATGGTGAAGCAGACGGATGCTCAGTATATCGTTCAGCGTCTCATTGAGAGCCTAAGAGCACAGTCCGGTCTTGCTGGCTGGACATTTGGAGAGGGCGCGGGATTCATCCACTGCATAGCACCTAACAATGGGTCAATCACAGAGATTACTGTGCGTGATGGCTTTGCGGGGCAGTTGGCTTCCGCTGTGACTCATCAGGTTCAGAGCTTCTCTAAGCTCCCCCTTGAGGCTCCCAATAACTATATCGTCAAGGTTGTTGGAGACACCTCAAAGAGCACTGATGCATTCTACGTTAGGTTTGATGCTCGTGCTAAAATCTGGAAGGAAGTATTAGGGTGGAAGTCTCAGGCTCGCATTGATGCTAACACTATGCCTCACGTTCTTATTCGTCAGGCTGATGGCTCATTTAGATTCACTACGTACTCATGGTGGGATAAGACCTGTGGTGATGATTCGACTAACCCATTTCCAAGCTTTGTGGACAGTACCATTCGTGATATCTTTTTCTTCAGGAACCGCTTAGGGTTCTTGAGCGGTGAGAATATCATCTTGAGTCGTACTGGTGGCTATAGTCGATTCTTCCCGGCCTCAGTGGCTAACCTGTCTGATGATGACCCTATTGATGTGGCTGTATCACATAACCGTATCTCAGTCCTGAAGTACGCAGTGCCATTCTCAGAGCAGCTCTTGCTGTGGTCTGATTCAGCTCAGTTTGTGCTCTCAGCGTCTGACTCAGTGCTGTCCGCTAAGTCTGTCTCACTGGACCTCTCAACGGAGTTCGATGTTAGCTGGAGGGCCAGACCTTGTGGATTAGGACGTGGTGTTTACTATACGAGTCCACGAGCTGCTTACTCTACCATCAACCGTTACTATGCGGTGCAAGATGTGAGTGACGTCAAGAACTCTGAGGATATTACAAGCCACTGTCCGAGCTACATTGAGAACGGGGTGTTCAGTATCCAAGGGTCAACTACTGAGAACTATGTGTCTGTGCTGACTGAGGGCGCTAAGAACCGTATCTACATGTACAAGTTCCTGTATCTGGATGAGACTGTTCGTCAGCAGTCATGGAGTCATTGGGAGTTCCCAGCAGACGTTGAGATTCTTGCAGCTACACCTATTGGCTCAACTCTATATATTCTGGCTCGTAATGCTGTTCACTTCTATGCTTGCCATGTGAACTTCACTAAGGACACTATCGACTTTGTGGGAGAACCTTATCAGCTCTATATGGACCTCAAGACTCCATACACCATTCCAGCAGGTAACTATGATGCTGATAAGTACCGGACCAAGATTTCATTTGGTGACGTCTATAAGATGCTCATTAGGTACGGCACTATTATGTTGGTAGATACCACTGGAGCTACCTATTACTTCAAGGCTCCTAACGCTGATGGCAGATGGCCCGGTGATAACCCTGAGTTATGGATGGATGGTGATTGGTCAAACAAGCAAGTGTTCATTGGGAGGGCCATTCCGTTCTATTATCAGTTCTCTAAGTTCCTCATTAAGACAACTGACCAGAATGGATTCGTTCAGACGCAGGATTTAGGACGCCTACAGCTTCGGCGCTCATGGCTGAACTATGTGGAGTCAGGTAGCTTTGACGTTGAGGTTACCAATGCATCACGGACGTTCACCTACAATATGACCGGTAAGAAACTTGGAGACCGACACATGGTCTTAGGTAATCTTAATGTTGCCACAGGTCAGTTCAGGTTCCCTTGTCCGGGTGAGGCTAACAGTCTTACTGTGGCTATCCGCTCAGAGGCCCCTACAGCTCTAAATGTGGTTGGTTGTGGCTGGGAAGGTAACTTTATCAACAGAGCACAAGGTATCTAAAGATGGCCCTTCGGGGCCTCTTAATTCATCACTATTAGGGGACCGGAGGGGTTCCTATAGTTCTTAAAGAGGAGGACGTATGCATTTACGAGAAGCAACACTTAAAGCTGTCAGCAAGTTCAAGCCTCAGCATGATGACCATATGGAAGCCCTTGCAGCAGGAGTTAACTGGAAGGAGAACATCACTGAGGCTGTCACTAAAGGTGGCTGTGTGATGATTCAACCGTTCAGTAAAGAGCAAGGCTGCGAGGCTTTCCCTCTGGCTATCGGTGGGAACATGGGTGACCAATGCTGGTTCGTTGTGAGCGAGCATCTGGAACGTATGCCTATCAAGAGTAAGATTGAGTTCATTAAGCTCATCAAGGAGTATCGTGATTTAATGCTGACCAAGTATCCAGTTATATGGAACTTCGTTTGGGTTGGCAACAAGAGTCACTATAGGTTCCTCAAAGCTATAGGCGCTGAGTTCCATGATGAGTTCACTGAGTCGCCTCGTACAGGTGAGCGATTCCAACTATTCACAATAAGGAGGTAAACTATGTGCTGGATGGTAGCAATCCCAATCGCCATGGCAGCAGCTCAGCAGGTCATGGGGAACCAACAGAAGCAGGAGGCTATTGCCGGTCAGATTGACCAGATTCGTCGTCAGAAGATTCAGATGATTACCAAGATGAACTATGATGATAAGGACCTCCAGCTTCAGGAGCGTCAGAGCTATCAGGACACTGTGAATCAACTGAGTCAGAACAGTATGCAGAACGTTCGCAATATGGGAACCGTAAGGGCAGCTATGGGTGAAACCATGCTCTCTGGGAACTCCTTTGACCGAATCCAGCGGGTTACTCAAGGTGACTTCATCAGGTCCCAGATGGGTCTTAATGAGAACTATGAGAAAGACTACGCGAAGATTATGGGTGAGCGTGTGAGCAACTATGAGAACACAGCGAATCAAGTGGCTGCAATGAAAGAGCCGAAGCTTAAAGGTAAGCTGGAGACCATCGTGGACCCATTAGGTCTGGGCATTGGGAACCTCATGAAGGTGACTGATGTGGTCGGTAAGAAGACTTGGGCTAAAGGTGTCTCAAAGGCTATCGATAAAGATAATGCTAAGACTAACAAATAAGGAGGCAACGCATGGCTAAGAATAACCTGAGTGCTATCCTCGGCAACATGGGAGTACAAGGAGCTGACCGTATCCGAGGAGGAGCGGCAACACTGAACTTCCAAGCTGCTCAGGTGGGAGTGGACCCAAGCTATGAGCAGAAGGCTGATGAGATTGGTAATGTGAGCAATACTCTCCAGACCTTAGGGAACACCTTTGGCAACTGGATGCAAAAGAAAGAGGTCACTGGTAAGAAGACAGGTGAGGACCGTGCTAATTATCTGATGCAACACTTCACTCCTGACCAACTCCAGAAGGCTCGTGCTGATGGTGTCTTGCAGTTCCAAGATGACCCTTATGCCATGAAGGCTCTGAACATGAAGGTCGGTCAGACTATCTCCATGGATGTGGATAATGACATTGCTCAGCGTATTGATAAGGGTGAGTTCAATGACCGTAAGTCTCTTGAGGAGGCTCGTGCTAAGGCTTTCAATGAGCAGGCCAAGAAGCTTGCAGAGTCTTATGGTGTGGACTTCCAGAACAATGATGTTCAGTCTGGTCTGAACTCACAGGTCACTGAGCGAAACATTACGCTCTATGGTAAGCACGACTCTTGGCTGGACCAGAGCCTAAAGAACAAAGCTCAGCTTCAGCATAAGACTGAGAATGCCTCACTGTATTCTGACCAGAGTTTCCTACAGCGTCCTGATGCAGTTGATGCAGTCTTTGGGAACCTGAACAATCAGAAGCGTCTTGGAGGGTGGGATGATACAACCTATCAGTCAAACGTTAAGTCTGACATTGCGGACATTGCAGCTCGTCCCGGTGGTGCAGCGTGGTTAGCTAATGCTGAAGGTAAGAGCGTTAAGCTGGCTGATGGCTCCACTATCAATGCCAAGGCTATGTTCTCTCAGGACCAATGGGATGGCTTAAAGCTCAAAGCAGCATCAGCAGCGTTTGACCAAGATGCAGCTCTTAAGGAGAAGTTCAATCTCTCACTGTCAACCATTCAGCATAATCCGAACATTGATGAAGCTGAAGCTCAGTTGGCTGCTCTTAAGGAGGACTATAATTCTCGTGTTCCCGGTAAGGCCTCAACGCCTGAGCGTGACCAAATTATCTCCCTTGAGCAGAACCTTATTGCACAGAGAGCAACTCAGAACGAACAGCTCAAGAAGCAGCTCGTTAAGAAGAATCAGGACACCAATAAGATGCGGGTGTTTGATGCTCAGTTCAATAAGCGCCTTAATGGTCAGTTCGTTCCTACGGATTATAGCAATATGCCATCCAATGAGAATACTGGCGACTTCACTAAGGCTGATGCAGTGAACTATGCAAACTATAAACTGGCTCAGATTGACCAGATGGGACTCACTCAGGACCAGAAGGATGACCTAAAGCTGAAGTACCTCCGTGCTGATGCAGATAAAGGTCCATTCAGGGAAATCATGGGAACCATGGTGAGTGACGCTCAGAAGGAATGGAGTGGAGCAGTGATGAATGGTAAGATGCCAGAGCAGACTCCAGCAATGGATAAGCTCCGTCAGATTCGCCAGAAGGACCCGGTACTGTTCGCGCAGGTTTACCCTGAGCAGGCTGACTTCTTCAATACCATTGACACGATGGACCAGCTCGGTGTTGACCATCAGGTTATCATTGATGCTGACCGTCAGGCTCAGAACCAGACCAAGGAGATGCGCTTTGAGGCAGATAAAAATTGGGCTGACCTGAAGAATGACTCTAAGGCTCCTGAGCTGGCTCGTATCCCTACCACGTTAGATGGTGCTGCTCGTAAGATTTATGATGCAACACTGAATCGTACTGGTAATAACGATATGGCTAAGCAGCAGGTCTCTCGCTTCCTTCAGGAGAACACTGTGACCTTTACTGGTGAGGACGTTGAGGGTTCAACCATTGGTGTAGTTCCTCGTAATCTTCTCACAGTAACCTCAGACCCTGCGAGCTATAAGGAAGGTCAGGTAATCCTTGAGCACGCCATGAAGGGAATCACTGAGGCGAATCCTTGGGTGACCAATAAGAATCTGGATGTATCAGCTCAAGGCAATAACATCTACATCACGGACACCACTGGTCAAATCAGGGTCCGCTATGATAAGGATACATTGTCTCGTGTGTATGCTGAGGAACAGACTCGTCAGGCATCTAAAGTTGAAGCTGAGGCCCTCAAGAAGGCAACTGAGCGTGCTCCTATCGCTGCTGTGAATCAGGCTAAGCAACAGGCTGAAGCTCGACGCAGAGCGAAGGCTAAGACTATCCCAACGTCAATCTATGGCGGTCAGGGTGATACCGGTAAGAAGCTCTCTCAGGAGTTTGAAGACTTCGGTACGCTTCTGAAAGGGAAGAAACCTAAATCATAAACCATAAGGAGGCAACATGGCCTACGATAAGAATAAACCATCAGACCTTGATGTGTACTTTAAACAGGCTTCAGATAGCGAGGGAGTATCCTATGACTATCTCCGCAAGCTGTCTTTCAATGAGTCCAGCTTCAATGTGAACGCTCAGTCTCCTACGGGTCCTCGTGGCCCAATGCAGATGACCAAGGCTACCGCTCGTGCTCTGGGTCTTGTTGTCTCTGATGATGGCTCAGTGGATGAGCGTACTGACCCGGCTAAGGCTATCCCTGCTGGTGCTCGTCACCTTGCAGACCTTACCCGTAAGTTTGGTGGTGATGAGCTTAAGGCTGCTCTTGCTTATAATCAGGGTGAGGGCCGCTTAGGTTCCACTCAGCTCAAAGCCTATGATTCAGGTGACTTCGGTAAGATTAGTGCTGAAGGTCTGAACTATATGCGTAAGCTCAGTGACGTCGCTAAGTCTCCTCAGTTGGATGCTCTGACTCAGTATGGTGGTATTCGCCCAAAGGCTGATGCCTTCACTGTTGATGAGGCTACCAAATCTTGGGGTGAGGTTCAGCCAGCGGTGAAGGCCGGAGTAGGTTTACCAGAAGGTCACGAAATGGGAATCCAAGGGGCCGAAGTACCGGCTCCTAATAAGCCATTCTCTGAACAGTTCTGGGACCAGCATCATGAGACTATCTCAGAGGCTGAAGATAAAGGCCTGCTGTTTGGAACCAAAGCGGCCATTGAGGCTAACACTCAGAACTCACCTCTTGGCATGGCTATCCGTGCTGCTCGTGTGGATAACTCATGGGACCTCTTTAAGGACGTCATCACGCCTACCAAATGGAACAGCCACGTATGGACACCTGAGGAACTCTCTCGGATTCAGAAGGAGGTCAAGAATCCAGCCTATATGAGTGTTGTCACTGGTGGCTCTCCTGAGAACCTTGACGCCCTCATTAAGTTAGCAAATGAGAATGCTGACCTTGATGCTAAGGCTGCAAACTCTGGTGCTGGTGCTAAGGTGATTGGTGGAGTCCTTGGGGCCTCTCTGGACCCTCTGAGCTATGTCCCACTTGCTGGTAATGCTTATAAAGGTGCAAGCCTGTTGAAGCGTGCTGTGTCTGTAGGCGCTCAGACTGCTGGCCTTAGTGTTGGCTCAGAGTTCCTGAGGACTAACATTGCGGGTGGTGAGGCCCATTACACTGAGGCTGCTGTAGGCGGCTTTGTGTTTGGTGCTGGTCTCTCAAGCATTGCTGATGGACTCTCTAAGGTTGCCACTGATAATCCTTTCCATGGAACAGTGACTCGCTTACAGAACCGTGAGGATGCTCGACTGTCTGGTGGTGAGAATCCGGGTGTGATGCCTATTCAGGAAGGTGAGCAGATGCTGGAACATGCTGGAGTGCCTTATGCTCACGCTGTAAATGATGGTGATGTTCGTCTTCAGGATGGCACCATTCTCTCTGCATCCAATCCAGTGAACCCTGAGACCATGAGGAGATTCGCTGAGGTGAACCCTGAGAAGTCAGCTTATGGTATCAAGACTGCTGGGATGACTGAGCTGGGATTGCGCCTGCTGAGTTCTGAAGATACCGCTATCCGTGGAATCGCTCAGGACTTAGTGAGGTCTCCTGTAGGGATGCAATCAGGGTCTAATGGCAAGTTTGGAGCCACTGCTTCGGATATCGTTGAGCGTCTTCGTTCAGGTGATAACCGTGCTGAGAATGCTCTCTATGACGCCATGAAGACAGCTCTTAAGGACCCTGAGTGGTCCACTGGAGCCTTCAAGACCTCTGCGGTTGGTGCCCGTCAGACTATCTATCAGAGAGCTGTAGAGGCCATTGAGCGTCCTGAGAACATCGCTAAGCTAACCGACAATGAGAAGAAGGTGATGACTGTCATTAAGGATATGATGGATGCAAAGTATGAGATGCTCACGAACCCTTCTATGTTTGGGCGTAATGATGCAATCCCTGTGCTCCAGAAGTCTCGCCATGTTGGGACCTACGTGCCTAACGTCTACTCTCGTGAGCTGAAGCATGGCCTAATTGCTAAGCTGGGTTCTCCTGAAGCTGCTCAAAAGGCTATTGCCTCAAGCTGGCTGAAGTCTTACCATACGCGTCCTGAAGTTAAGGCTCGTATTGATGAGCATCTGGCTGGAACCGGTGAGACTAAGGTAGAGGTTACTCCTGCAATGGTTGAGAAGTACGCTATGGATAAAGCCTATGGTATCTCTCATTCTGACCAGTTCCATGTATCCTCTAACGTGGATGACCAGTTGGCTATGTCTGACCAATCACTGACCGGCCTTGAGAACAATCAGTTCCTTGAAGCTCGTCAGCTCTTTGATTCAGACCTGAAGACTACTCTGCCAGATGGCTCAGAGTTCTCTGTGAACATGCTCCGTGACTTCGATATGCGTAGAATCATCCCAGCGTACAACCGTAGGGTTAATGGTGATATTGCTATCCATGGGGCAACCGGTAAGACCACTAAGCAACTTAAGGATGAGATTCTGGCTCTGAAGCAGAAGGCTGATGGTACTGGCATTGGTGCAAATCGTCAGGAGACTGATGCTCTCGCCGATACCCTTAAGGTTCTCACTGGTCGTGGTCGTCGGTCACCTGATGGCGCTCTGGGAACCATGCTCCGCTCTTTGGCTGACTTATCGTTCTTCGCTAAGAATGCCTACATGGGTGTGCAGAACCTCACAGAGATTGCTGGGATGATTGCCAATGGTAACGTCCGTGCTCTGGCTAATGGTGTTCCGTATCTGGGTGAGCTGATGAACAGGACTCGTGTACTCCCTGCTAAGGAAGTCAAAGAGCTGCACTCAATGATGTTTGGTAAAGAGGTTGATGACTTGATGAGACCTACTCGTCAGGACCTCATTGAGAAGCTCCGTGAGTTCTCTCCTGCGTCTCAGACTACAGCTAACATCGTGGGAACCATTAAGTTTGGTACTCAGGAGCTGGCTGCTAAGTCTCCATGGACTAAGGTGCTCAATGGGACCACTAACTATCTCATTGATGCCGGTCGTCAGGGTGTACTGAGTGATATCTTGGATAATGCTGTTAAAGGTAGAAACTCAAGGTGGCTCAAGGAGAACTATCTGAAGTCTGCGAGTGTCTCTCCTGAGCAGGCAGCAGGCATTAAGGCGCTCATTAAGGAACATGTGGTTCGTAATGCTGATGGCTCATACACCATGCCTAACAAGCAGGCGTTCTCAAATGACCCTCGCGCTATGGACCTGTGGCGTCTCGGTGATAAGATTGCGGATGAAGTAATGCTACGTCCTCATAAGCTGAGCCTTCAGGACTCCCAAGCGTTTGGCCCATTTGCTCGCTTGATGCTCCAGTTCAAGAGCTTCACCATTAAGTCACTAAACTCTAAGTTCCTCCGTAGCTTCTATGAGGGTTCTAAGAATGGACGTGCTCTTGATACAGCTCTGACTTGGGCTATTTCAGGTGGACTTGCTGGAACCTACTACGTGGCTCAGGCTCATCTCAAAGCTGCTTCGCTTCCTAAGGAACAGCAGTCAGAGTACCTGAAGAAAGCTCTGAACCCTAACATGGTCAGCTATGCGGCTCTGTCTCGTGGCTCCTACTTAGGTGCTCCTCTGGGTGTCTTCAACCTCGTGGCTGGTCCATTAGGTTATGACCCTGCTAAGATGGTCCGTTCCTCAGTGCTTCCTCAGGCTGAAGAGAAGCGTCCTGACCGTCCTGTTAAAGGCTTTGCGGTAGGCTCTGACCCTATCCAGAACTTTATGACAGGTGTTCTCCAGCAGGTTCCCGGTGCAGGCTGGGCGGCTAATGCCTTTGGTACAGGTTACAACCTCTCAGGATACTTGAACTCCAATAAGTCTCTTGATGAGCGTGATTACCTGACAGGCATGATGAACACAAGCCGCGAGCTGGTTCCTAATGACCCTATCACTCAGCAAATCCTTCTCCATATGTATCAGAATGGTGGCATCCATCTGAACGGTAAATAAGGAGGTTCTTAAGTCATCACTATTAGGGAGGCGCTCTGTCTCCCATTCTTTCTAAGGAGGATTCTTATGGCAAGTGCTAACGTGCTGCGAACAATCTTCACGTACCCTATTAGCGGCCTTGGGCCATATACCATTGCGTTTGACTATCTGGCCCGTAAGTTTGTCCAAGTGACTCTCTTAGGTCCTGACCGTAAGCTTCTGGTGTTGGGTACTGATTATCGCTTTATTGCAACCAAACAGATTCAGCTCATCAATGCTGCTCCTGCTGGTTATGGTCAGATTGAGATTCGTCGTTATACAGATGCTCAGGACCGATTGGTTGATTTCCAAGATGGCTCAATCCTTCGAGCTACAGACCTTAACGTTTCTCAGGTTCAGACAATGCATATTGCTGAAGAGGGACGTGATGTGGCCGGTAATACCCTTGGCGTTGACTCTGATGGTAACCTTGATGCTCGTCTCCGTAAGATGGTGAACCTGCTTGATGGTGTACTTGATGGCGACGCTGTGACTATCCGTCAGATGAAGACTTGGAGTGAGTCCGCTTTGAATCAGGCCGGTATCGCTAAGCAACAGGCTGATGCTGCAAGTGCTTCTGCAAGTGCCGCTAAGACCTCAGAGACTAACTCTGCAACTACTGCTGGTAACTCTGCGAACTCTGCAACACTGGCTCAGAAGTGGGCAGCGAACCCTCAGGGTGTTCTTGTGGATGCCTCTAAGTACTCAGCATATCACTATGCTCTGGCCTCTGAGCAGTCTGCTACGAGTGCTCAAGGCTCAGCTCAAAGCTCCAATCAGGATGCTCAGGCTACTGCTGCTGATAGAGTTCAAACAGGTCTTGACCGTGTAGCTTCTGATGCTTCAGCCACTAAGGCAGAGCAGGAGGCCGCTAAGCTCGGCAATATGAATGACCTCGCGGATTCAATCCATAAGGTTGGCACTGACAGCCTCGTTACGTTCAAGCGTGGTGTAAGCGGTCAGGTAATTTCTATCAATGATGCTACCAATAAAGACCTTTCACTGTGGTCATTTAGTCCAATGACTGTAGCAGGTCTTGAGGGGGCATTAGGCATTGGTCCTAACTATAACAATGTCCCTATTGGAAATCGCAAGATTGTGATTGATGCAAACGTATGGTGTAATGATTTATCTACTGGAACGCTTAGATTGCGTGATAAGGCATCTGACTTCACTAAAGAGTTCAACTTCTCATTTGGTTCAGGTAGTGTTATTCAAGTAAATAGAACTCAGAACATTGGTACGTTAAACTGGAGTAATCTTAACTTCACCAATATCAACGCTCTTGATATCACCAACAACTTCTCTGCAAAAGGTGGTGTTAGTGCATATGCCGCTACTGGCTCTCTTATCAACCAAGGAGGTCCGACACTCGCGTCCTCAATTAGAGATGGGGGAACTCCCGGTGGTCGCGTTCGCGCTAACTTTGATATGTGGGTGCGTGGTGCAGAGAATGGGCAGCGACAAGGTGTTGTAAGGGTCCATGGTGATGATATGTCTGGTGAGCAAAACTGGATTTTCATTGGTGATGGTGGTAGTGCTGGTCGAATCTCTGGCTCTGCTGGTTCCGTTCTCACCGATAGATACCCAACGTCTGACGCCAGATTGAAGACCATTGATGGCGACTCAGACCTTGAGGAATCTGGTAAGCGTCTTGATGCTCTGGAGTTTAAGGACTATCACTGGAACAATCATGAGTATAACAAGCAGGTTGGACTGAGTACTGACGTTCAGGAGCATGGTGTTATTGCTCAGCAGGCTATGCAGGTTGACCCTCGTTATGTTGAGGTTAATGAGCAAATCCTTGGGACCATCTATGAGAACCGTTCTTTTGATAAGCACGTTCTGAATTGGATGCCTATGCTGCTGGATACTATGGCTGCTGTTAAACAGCTTCGTGCTCGTGTTAAAGAGCTGGAGGCACAATTAAATAAGGAGGAGTAATGCTGAAGATTGATTTCAATAACGGAATCGTACAGGCAGCTCCGATTGCAGGAACAGCGGGGGCCGATGTGGTTTCCCGTATGTTCTTAGGTATGTCGCTGCATGAGTGGTTTTATGTGGCGGCTATCGCATATACTCTGGTCCAATCATGGGCCTTAATCTATCGGACTGTTAAGGGAGGACGTAAAGATGAGCGACAAGAGTCTAATTAAATTCCTTGAGATGTTGGATACGAATATGGCCCAACAGATGCTTAAGGACTTAGGTAATGAGGCTAAGCGAACTCCTCAGTTGTATAATGCAATCGGCAAACTGTTAGAGCGTCATAAGTTCCAAATCTCCAAACTGCAACCCGATGAGAATATCCTCGGTGGACTTGCTGATGCCCTTACTGACTACAACAAAGAGTATGGTGCTGATGGCCTCTCAGAAGATGAGGCTAATGGAGGTGAGCGATGGGTGAACTAATGGCTGTAGCCTTTACCGTTGCTATCATGTTGATGGCTAAATAATAGGAGGTCCCATGTTTGAGACCATTAAGAAATATGCTCAGGCTGTAATGCTGGTCGCTGTGCTCGCTTTCTCCGCAGGATGTTACTTCTATGGTCACAGCATGGGATACAATGAGCGGGACGTTGCGGCTAAGCTGGAAAGCTTTAAGAGCCAAAATGCATGGCAGGCCGCTATGCTGGAGGAACAAAATGACAAGCAAAAGCAACTCTCAGAACAAGGCAGGATTTATCAAGAGAACTTGGCAAAGAACCAAGCTGATACCGCTCGGACTCTTGATGATTTACGTAAGTCTGGTAACAGGCTGCGCATCAGGGTCTCAACCTGTGAGGCCACTAAGTCCTCAAGTACAGGTGGACCAAGCTCTGATGGTTACGCCGAACTTTCAGGAGACGCTGCTCAAGTACTTGTCAGTGAATCCAGACGTGCCGATGAGTGGATTAAACGACTCCAAGAGACCGTGAAGGTTCTTCAGTCACAAAATAAGGAGGTTAAGTAATGGATAATATCCGCAGAACAATGTTTGATGCAGCTACGTCTAACGTAAATGGTGAGTACCTGCCGGGCTTCCGGGCCGTTAAGTCTGGTCTGATTGACATTTTCTTTCCTAATGTTCAGAATGGAGCTGTAGGCTTCGTACTGGTGGATAATACAGGTAAGGAGACAGAGGTTATTGAGGGTAGCGATTGGGTCACTCCAGAGGGTATCAAGCTGGAGCCTATGAGTCCTCCTCAGATTACTGATGGTCATGAGACTATGAAGGTGACAACTACCGGTACTGTGGGTTTATCACGCGTGTATCGCGTTATCAAGCCTTGGGCTGACAATACGGACTTTGGTATTCAGGAACGTGTTGCTGCTCTTGAGGAGGCCCTGAATGGCTCTGGTGGCGATTCCTTAACTCCCGGTGAAGCTGTGCCTGACCCTGCTACTGGCGGTAGCACAACGGCTCTCACAGCTCCTGCTGCTGGCTCCGATGCTGCTGCTATCGTGACTTGGTTAGGTAACATGGTCACTCAGTTTAACTCTCAGCGTACCACAGTTGGAAATGCTCGTAACGCCTTAGTAGCTCTCCTGAAGTCTCTTCGGGATGCAGGCGTCATCAAGTCGTAATCTACTGGCTCCTTCGGGAGCCTTTAGGCGTCTCTACAAGAATCCTGATGGGTGACACCTCACGTCATCTGACAGAATTGCTGTAGCGTTGTCTATAAGTCATTGTTTTAACTAAGGAGGTGTATATGATTGACTTTATTCAAGTTGGCATTGGGCTGACAGGAGGTGTAGCCATTCTGCTTAGTCAGTGTTCATCTCCTAACGTCAGGCGTTTTGCTTGTATCTTTGGATTAATGGGTCAACCGTTCTGGTTCTGGATGGCCTATGAGAAACAGCTTTGGGTGTTATTCTTCCTGAACTCTTTCTATGCCTACTCATGGTCTATTGGTCTTTATAACAATTGGATTAAAGGAGGTGATAAATGTCCCAAGCTTTAAGAAACGCCAAGATTGAGGCGCAACTCAAGGAGGACTTTATTGCGTTCCTCTTTGTTCTATGGAAGGCTCTTAACTTGCCTCCTCCTACTCGGTGTCAGATTGATATGGCTAAGGAACTTGCCTCAGGTAAGCGCCAGCGGTTCATCCTTCAGGCATTCCGTGGGATTGGTAAGAGTTTCATCACTTGTGCGTTCGTAGTGTGGCTCCTATGGAGAAACCCTCAGCTCAAGATTATGATTGTCTCAGCTTCCAAGGAACGTGCTGATGCTAACTCCATCTTCATCAAGAACATCATTAACCTGTTACCATTCCTGCATCACCTGAAGCCTCAGACCACTCAACGTGACTCTGTGATTAGCTTTGATGTAGGGCCAGCGTTACCGGACCACAGTCCCTCTGTGAAGTCTGTAGGTATCACTGGTCAGTTAACCGGTAGTCGTGCAGACATTATCATTGCCGATGACGTTGAGGTGCCTAACAACTCCTCTACTCAGACAGCTCGTGATAAGCTCTGGGAACTCGTTAAGGAGTTCGATGCTATCCTGAAGCCACTCCCTGAGTCTCAGATTATCTATCTGGGTACACCTCAATGTGAGATGACTCTATATCGTGAGCTGGAGAACCGTGGGTACACTACTCTTGTGTGGCCTGTGCGCTATCCTAAGGATGATACAGAGGTCGATGTGTATGGCAATAGGTTGGCCCCGATGATTCTCAATGACCTCGCAGAGAGCGGCATAGAGCTTCTGAGCATGGCTCCTATGGAACCTGTGCGCTTTGACTCTGAGGAAATCCGTAAGCGTGAACTCTCTTATGGTAAGGCTGGATTTGCTCTTCAGTTCATGCTGAACCCAAGTCTGTCTGATGCTGAGAAGTACCCTCTACGCCTCCGTGACGCCATTGTGACGGCTTTACAGCCTGATGTTGGCCCATTGCATTACCAGTGGCTCCCGAACCCTCAGAATGAGATTGGTGACGTTCCTAACGTGGGCTTACGTGGTGACCGGTTCCATCGTTATCATACTGTCTCTGAGAAGTACCATGAGTACACCTCTAAGATTATGGTCATTGACCCGTCTGGTCGTGGTAAGGATGAGACTACCTTTGCGATTCTCTATGCTCTTAATGGCTACATCTACTTAATGGATGTTGGTGGTTATCTTGGTGGCTACGAGGATAAGACAATGGAGAACCTCGCTAAGAAGGCGAAGGAGTGGAAGGTGAACACAGTGGTTCTGGAGAGTAACTTTGGTGACGGTATGTTTACCAAAATCTTCCAGCCTGTGCTCCTGAAGCTGCATCATTGTGCTCTTGAGGAATACCGTAGCTCTGGTCAGAAGGAGGTCCGTATCTGCGACACTCTGGAGCCGCTGTTAGGCAACCACAGGTTCGTTATTCGTGAGGACGTCATCCGTATCGACTATCAGACTGCCAAAGACAAAGATGGGAACCATGACCCTCGTTACAGTCTCTTCTATCAGTGGACTCGTATGAGCCGTGAGAGAGGTGCTGTGGCCCATGATGACCGTCTTGATGCTGTGGCTATCGGCTGTGACTACCTCAAGGAGGTGGTGCTTAGAGATGACCTGATGGGTGCTAACGAGATTACTGAGGAGTTCCTTCTGGACCATCTGGAACGTGATGTTACTACCGGCTCCCATTCTTACAGTGTTGGTGATATGACCATTCACTATGAGGATGATAAGGATGACTATGGGAATAGCTTCATGAACTTCTAAGGAGGCCATTATGATTGGATATGGAGAAGGTTGATTAGGTATGCATATTGAGTGAATGATTAAGCATTATGAGCAAGGAGGCTCTTGAGGGTTATCTTATTGATATCCTTAGGAGTTTCCTTAAATCATCACTATTAGATACAGGGTCCGTAACATATAGATATAGACCATTCATTCTCAGTATTCACCTCCTACTCATTAGGTGTCCTTTGGACCTTGAGCTATCAGGTGTTCCATAGGTGTCACTAATGCTCAACGGTTAAGAGACCAATGAGGTTATTATCAATAATAGGAGGTAATCATGAGTAAGGTCTCTAAAGCCTTCGCTGAGGTGTGGCCTGTGGTTAGATTCATTCTGACTCATAAAGCTACCTATCGATTTCTTGTTGTTATTCTGGGTGCTCTGGGCGTTGCTAATGCAGACCATCTCGGAGACACAATTGAAGCCATCGCTACTGCACTCTTTGGCCCTCTGGGTTAACCTTGGGTACGTGGTGATTAGCGTTGTGGTAGCCCTGAAAGACTGATGGTCTTACCTAAAGGATTAGTATCTGATTACCATCATCTATTAATCCTCATCCTAATGCAAGAACCTTAGGAGTATCTTTAGGCCTTCGCTTAGAGGTAGGCTCCTGAGGGTCTCTTATAGGTCCCTGAAGTACCCCTTTAAGAATATACTATAAAAATCTGAGAGGGTATCTCATAGGCAAAGCTCCGTAGGTTCCCCCGTAGGCCCTCTCAAAGCTCACCATAGGGTCCTTCCCCTTTGTTAACCTTCGGTTCACCTTAAGGTTATCATGAGGAATCACTATGGGTCAACACCTTTAAGTAAACTTTAGGACTCTTTAAGCTCTCTCTTTAGGTGGTGGTGATGGACATTAGGACTACATATGGTGTCATTAGGAGGCTTAAGGTACTACATGTGGTGGTCTCTGTGTCCCTATCTGTAAGAGTCATTAGGACCTCATTGGGATGACCTACAGGCTATCTCAAAGCGGAGGCTTATAGACCACATTGAGACCATGCTCTTATAGACCTCTATAGGACTCGTATGGAGGGGCAGGCTATAGGGTGAAACATCGGTACGAGGGAGCCTATAGAGTATCTCTAAGTGAGGGCCTCTTGTGATGGTTCTATCATGGTCTGTAAGTATATTGATTCTATTGAATATTCCTTAAATCATCACTATTAGAG